GCCAAAAAACGATAGCCGTATTATGTATCTCGGGACTCCTCAGACTACTTTTACTGTTTATCGTAAGTTGGCAGAGCGTTCGTATCGTCCCTTTGTTTGGCCAGCCAGATACCCAAGAAAAAACAAGCTTAGTCAGTACGAAGGACTCTTAGCACCACAGATCCAGGAAGACCTCGATTCTGGTGCAGAAGAGTGGGGTGTAACAGACCCAGATAGATTTGATAATGACGACCTATTGGAACGTGAAGCATCCATGGGTCGTTCTAACTACATGCTTCAATTTCAGCTGGATACCAGCTTGAGCGATGCAGAGAAATTTCCTCTTAAGATGTCTGATTTGGTTGTCACTAGCGTCAACCCTAGCCTGGCTCCCGACGCTTGCGTATGGTGCTCAGACCCGTCAAACGTCATCAAAGAACTCCCGACAGTTGGACTCCCTGGAGACTACTTTTACTCTCCGATGCAGTTACAAGGAGAGTGGACCCCTTACTCCGAAACAATTTGTAGCGTGGATCCCTCTGGAAGAGGAACAGATGAAACAGCTGCCGCGTACTTATCCCAAAAGAATGGGTTCCTATATCTCCATGAAATGCGAGCTTATAGAGATGGATATTCCGACAACACTCTCCTAGACATCCTCAGAGGCTGTAAGAAGTACAATGTTACTAAATTGGTTATTGAGACTAACTTTGGTGATGGAATCGTCTCAGAGCTCTTTAGAAAGCACTTACAGCAGACCAAACAAGCTATAGATGTAGAAGAAGTTAGAGCTAATGTCAGAAAAGAAGATAGAATCATTGATTCGATGGAGCCAGTTCTTAATCAGCATCGTCTTATATGTAATAGGTCGGTTATTGATTGGGATTATAACTCTAACAAAGACGCAGCTCCAGAAGAACGTCTTCTCTATATGCTGTTCTATCAGATGTCTAGGATGTGTAGAGAAAAAGGAGCTGTTAAACACGATGATAGATTGGACTGTCTGGCCCAAGGCGTCAAGTATTTCACAGATGCAATGGGTATCTCCGCCTATGAAACCGTTAAAGCTCGTAAACAAGAAGACTGGCAAGACATATTAGACACATGGATAGATGATCCTCAATCCGCAGCTAATCATATGGTCTTAGGTATGGATCTTAAGCAACGTAGAGAAGCTAGAGGTAAGGTAGGTAAAAAGACCGTCCCTACTTGGATCTGAGACATAACACACCTATACAGGGGAAGAGAAGGGTGGACTCGACCCCTCAAGGGGAAATCCGCTGTCTTTCAGACATCAATTTCCCCTTCTTAATACTTATATTACTTATTTTCTATTAAAGAACATACTAATATACCTCATACACCTACTCTAACAGTAATAAACCATCCATGACTGCACCACCGCAACATAAACAACGTTATTATTATATATTCTGGAGTATCGCAACCTTAGCGGTTGTGTGTGGACAGATATATGTAGCATCCTCCTATAAATCGTTAGCAGATGCTTTGAGATTATCATTACTTTGAATAAACCGGAACAAAAACTACTAAAACTGCAAACTAAAGCACAAGAATGTGTATCTAGGGAGAAAGCAGTGAAGATCATAAA